ACCGCCGCCCCTGTTCCCGGAAGGCCGGATCATCCCCTTGGATCTACGGTGATGACATTCGGCAAGTATTGTGGATGGATGTTTCATTCGATTCCAGTATCGTATTTCAAATTCATAAACGAGACATTTGACTGGGATAATGACAGGAACAAGGATATAAAAGAATACATAGATTTTTTAATCAAAAACAACAGATTATGACAGGATGTATATATCATGAGGCTGATCTTGACGGAGTAATGTCAGCGGCTATAGTAAAAAAGTATTTCAAAGGGGACATTGATCTTCTTCCTTACAATTACGGCAAGGAAATACCTGACGTGAATAAATATGATAAGGTGTTTGTAGTTGACGTGTCATTTGGCGATAGAACGAGATTCTTATTCGACGAATGGGAAGACAAGGGGATAGATGTCACATGGATAGACCACCATAAGACGGCGATAGAAGCTGTGAAGGACTATAATGTCAAAGGCAAAAGACGTATCGGAACGGCGGCTTGTGAGCTTACGTGGGAATATCTTTTCGATGATATCGAAACCCCTGACGTGGTAAAATTATTGAGCGCTTATGATGTATGGGATCATGATCGCTTCGAATGGAGTGACGTTCTTTCATTCCAATATGGGATGAGAGGGTATTGCGGGCTTGACGTTGACATGGTCAGGGAGGTGCTAAACAAGGCGAATGGCGAGTTTGTTTCTGATATGATAAGAAATGGCGAGGCCATAATAGAATATATCATCGAGAAAAACAGAGGAGAAATGAAGATGTTCTCATTCGAGGCAGATATATTTGGATACAAGTCGATATGTATGAATACTACGGAGTTTAACTCCACCACATTCGAGTCTATGTACGATCCTAGAAAACATGATTTGATGATGCCATTTTGCTGGAACGGCAGATTCTTCAGATGCTCGTTCTATACCACCAAGGAGGAGGTGGATGTCTCGGCGCTGGCACGCAAGGCCAACCCCGGTGGAGGAGGCCATAAGGCGGCTGCCGGCTTCCAGCTTAGCGTGGAGGATATGATGGAGTTCTTAAAAAGTAAGGAGATGTGATATGATATGGATATTGTTTATTGTGGCGATAATCATATTATCCATAATTGTAATGATGAAGGGTTGGAATAAACTACATTGCAGCATGTTCTACGAGGGACTAATTATGGCAGTTGTAGGGGTAATGTCAATGGGGGCATCGATGTTTTATATGGATAAAGAAAATATGGAGGATATGAAAAACGTATATAAGTTCAAAAAACTTAGCAAAATGAAGCTAGACGATTACGGCTTCGGTTTATTCGAGTACAATGGCGTTCTTTATTTCAAGGAGGCAGATGAAGGGAGATGCTTTGATATAAGGAGCGGGAATGAGGCTATTATCGGGAAAGATAAGATTATAATGACTTTGGAGGATTAATATGAGGAAACTTGACAACACCAACAGGACGAGAAAGAAAAACGTACGACACTCGTGGGTAAAGGCGGGTCCGGGGATCCAACGCTGCGCTATTTGCGGGATTACGAAGCAAAGCGAGTGGAGGGACGGGAAGACCTCGCATTGCGTATATCTATCATCTGGTGAGCTTTATTCCATAACAGGTGAGACACCAGAATGCAGGGATTTAAGCGAGTTTTATTAATTAAAAACATGAGATATGGCAACGTGGTATAAAACCGGGGAGGAAATAAAAGCTATGTATCCAGACATAATCTTTGAAGAATATTGGATAACGAGAGAAGATGCCGCTAAGCTGAAGAGGCACGAACCTGTCATAAAAGGATGGGCTACAATAGAAATGAATGGTAATACTCTATCATGTATTGCAGGGAAAAATAAGAACGATGAACGAGATATATTATTACATATTAAAGCATTATCCTCACTTGATGATGATGTAGCAATAAGAATACACCAAGAGGGAGGGGAAAGGATATGAAATACGAATTTAATAAATTTGACAAGGTCTTTTGCGAGGGTGAGATCTGGGAGGTTGAAAGAACGGCGGATAATACAGGTACGATGAAATTATCAACGTTATATCCAAAGGGATATGGTTTCATATGGGCTGGAGAGGATGAGGTATTGCCGCTACATATAGCTATAAGGGAACGGCTTATAGACAAGGATGAGGCGGAGGAGATGGTAATGAATAGCAATAAGGCCTTATCGGAGGAGATCATCCAGCCAGATGGAAATGAGGACTCCAATAAAGGAGGTGGGCTGCCAGGCAAGGACGGGACGGGGAAGGACGACCGGGCCGACGGTAAACTCCGGTGGGATCTCCTTCCTTTGGCTGAGATAGAGGACATCGTGAGGGTATATACGGAAGGAGCCAAGAAGTACGCCGATAACTCATGGCAAGATATACCTGATGGATTCAATCGGTATTTAGGTGCGACCATGCGGCACTTAGTTGCTTATACGAAAGGGGAGAGATTTGATTCGGATACAGGATGTATGCATCTTGCGCAGGTGGTGTGGAACGCTATAGCAATGTTGTATTACGATAAACATAATAAAGGACTAGTGAAATGGAAGAGTCAGGAGAAAGAGTAGTAGATGAGGGATTAAGAGCTATCGACAAAAGAACAGGTAAATATGTTAATGTAATCAAGCGCACTATTGATGATAGCCTATTCCCGATAGTTAAGTATCTCAGTTACAGTTATAATGAATTAAATTATGATTATGTAAAGAATCTGAATTTTGATGTAGACGTAAATTGGGAGCAGCGTAGATATCAGATTGTTAAGGATTTATTATCTAACAATTTCGATGGGAGAAAGATGAGTATAGATGAGGTAGATAATGCTATATTTACCGCTGATTTGATTATTAACAGATTAACAACTATTTGAGATGGTAAGAATTGATTTTTTCACGAAGAAAGACGCTGAGTACAGCGACTACATGCGGTATATTATCGCCAACACATTACAGGAGTATGAGGGTGAGGTCACGTTAAACCAGATCCCGGAGAACAAAGCCACGGAGGAGGAAATATCCAAGTACGGTATAGAGGTATATCCTACTATCATTGTCAGCGGAGATAACATGGATGGCTTTAATAAACTTGAGGGGATGGCCAGAAAGGCTGATCTTATTAACGTCATGTCATTATACGATAAGAAATAGGCTTATGACGATAAGGGATAAATATTTTGGCTGGAAGGATATATTCTTTGGCAGGTTCGTGCATTGTTGTAATGAAAAAAGTGACCAACCACAAGGGAGTAATATACCTCTAGCCAAAATAAACTTCGATAACAAGACAGGATATGTAGAGGACGGGACTATTAATATAGCCGAGCTTCTTCAATATCTTTGGATAAATAATAAGGTCTATAGGTGTGAATATGCACCCATAGATATATCTTCTGTCTTACAAACATTGATTAGATTGACCGAGAACGCTAAACATATGTTTGAGGATCAACCGGGTATATATGATATGATCCCATATAGAGGATTTTTTCTTAGAGATGACTTTTCATCCGGGAAAGATTATTCACTTGATTTGGATAAAATAGTGAGCGGGATGGGAGGATGGTATGGGGAGGATGAAGACCCATGCTATTCGATGTTTGTTAGCCAAGATCAGATATGGAACTTAAATCCGATATTAAAGGTATTAGCTGATGAGGGATCTATTCTAGCCAAGGAACTTGGGTATGATATGAACTCATATGTCAGCGATAATGGATACACGATATACAACCCATATCTGTCATGGATCAATCATTACTATCATTATTGCCCGACATTTAATGAGGATAAATTAAAGCCTTGGGATAGGGTGGAAGACAGAAAGAATAAATTCAAGATGACGGATAAGGTCAAGAGAGGCGCCAATAACTGGTACTATTCAGGCGGGACTATATCTTGTGTAGATAGCTTCTTAGGGAAGAAATACAGGAAGAATCTCCGAACCTTTATCTATCGTGGAATAGTGTTCTTTCTGGATCGGATATGGCATACGCCATTGTTTGAGAAGATGGGCGTGAAAATGAAGTACAACGCTTATTATTGCTATGCAGCTACCTCCGGGATATGGTATGATAAGGGATTCAAGGAAAGACTAGCCAAAAGGTTTAACAGGTCGCTGAGCGGCGGCGGGGAGCCGTTCGGGGCTAACCTAGCCTGCATGGTATGTGACCGTAAGGATATCGATTGGGAGGCGCTTCGTCTTTGGCTTGACAAATACGATGATCCTACTGATAAGGGCATGGTGAATAGCCCTATTCAATTTATGTATTTATATTTATATTACACTTTTAACAAATAATTTGAAATGAAGAAGATAAATAACTGGGTTATAAGAACATTTGGGTTGAGAGGCTCATGGAGCTGGGCTAAGAAACAGATGTTAAATGGAGCGATCATTAAACGTAAGGCTACTACAGGGACATACAAAATAGCTATTGATGATGACAAGAATAGGTTACTTGTAGCCACATGGGATCATCTAGATCAAAGTCCTGTATGGGAAAGGTGCCCGCATAGTTTATTAGATGAAGATGCGGTTGATTATTTTGTCACAGCTCATAAGGAATTATCATATGGAGGCATAAAGATCAGGATGAAAGATGAATTTAATTGTAACGATAAAATATCGAAAGTATGAAAAAGATTACCGATAAAGACGTAGAGGCTCTTAAAGCCGGGAAGAAGGTGACAAAAGGTTTTATCCATATGCAATTGGATGATAAGGGAAGATTGAACTTGTGGAGTGATATCAATATAACTGACAATGGTGATTATATATAACTTTACACCGGGTTTATATAGTTACGATTAACAAACGATACCGGAGGTACGCCGGGAATTAAAGCACGTGAAGAGACCTCTTTAGAATCAGTTTCGTGTAAGCGGATTCAACAATGTCCCTATGAAGCATGAAAATATGCTTTTGGTGTAGAAAAGTATATAAGTACCTAACATTATAATATAATTTAAAAGATGGCAAAGAAACAGTTAAAGATCCCGTTTAAGGACGGGAGACCATGTAAATGGGTTAAGGATGTTCATGATGAGGAACGTGATAATTATGAGTTTGATGAATGCCTTGAGATACACGGATTCGTTCGTGGATGCTCTTCGGCTGTAATGATATTAAGACCGGCAAATGATCATGGGGAGGATTTTAATTATGCCAAAAGTGTCTATTACCAAGTATTCTTGACAGACAGTAAGAAAGTAATACAGAATATGATGCATGGAATCATATATGGTAAATGGACTTTTGTTAAGAGAGGCGAAAATTTTGGTATAAAATTGGTTAAGGTCTTACCTAAGATACATAAAATATCCCTTGATATGATCGCAAAGGATATTTTTAGACCATGAAAATAAATAAAAACAGGATTTATGAAAGCGGAGAAAAATATGACAGTACAAGATTTGATAGACGAATTGATGCTTGTCAAGGATAAGAGTAAGGAAATAAGGGTTGTTATAAATACGAATGATTATATAACATCCTACCCTGCCTCTTTATCTGATATGTCTATAAAAGAGAAGGGAGATATAGTCAATGATCATTTTGATGATACAATTGCTATAGAATTGCATAAATAAACGATAAACAATATGAATGTATTATCATTGTTTGATGGGATATCATGTGGATATCTAGCATTACAAAGAGCCGGTATACCTATTGGGACTTACTATGCCTCAGAGATAGACAAGACATGCATAAAGGTAAGTCAAAAACATTTTCCTAATATTATTCAATTAGGGGATGTTAATAACTGGAGAACATGAGATATCCCTTGGAAAGACATAGATCTGGTCATGGGAGGATTCTGTTGCCAGAGTTTCTCCAGCTCTGGCAAGGGTAAGGGATTCATGGACGCTCGTGGAAGGCTTTTCTTTTGCTTCTCGGACATCGTAAAGCATTTAAGGAAGGAGACCAAAGGTAAGGTCCTGTTCTTGGGCGAGAACGTCCGGATGCGGGACGAGCACCGCTGGGTGATCACCGAGGAGCTTGGCGTGGAGCCGGTGGAGATCGATAGCGCCTTGGTATCGGCACAGACCCGGCATCGTCTTTATTGGTGTAATTGGCCGGTAGAAATGCCGAAAGACAAGCATATATCATTGGATGATATTCTAGAGCATGACAAGGGTTGGAATCCGGGAGCCATAAGAGGGAGATATATAGGGACCATTGTCGGTAGAAGGATAGGAGAGGACGGGTATCGAAAGGATTGTGACAAGGACATAAAAATAACGCAATGTCTGGAGATAAGAAAAGATAAGAATACCACTCCCATCAAGAAAAGTAATTGCCTTACAACAGTCATGAAAGATAACGTGATATCATCATTACCGCCCGGAAGATATCCTAATGCCTTTGACATGAAAGATAAGTTCAGATACCTGACTCCTGTGGAGATGTGTAGGCTACAGACATTGCCGGATGATTACCTTGACGGGATAGCCCCAAATACGGCCATGTCTTTAGCGGGTAACGGATGGACAGTGGATGTGATAGCCCATTTGCTAAGAAGCATCGAACGTAAGCAGATAAATGATATTGTAAAGGAATTTCGCAAAATTACTGATGAGCTTATGTTCGGGTCATTAGAAACGGATATAATGTGACATGTGAAGGTAAACACGAGCAAAATGAGACCATACGGAAGAATCAAGACAGTTAAGGGATCTTTATGGAAAAAGGATATACATCCACCGAAAGGGCACAAGAATTGGTGGGATGACATATGCGATCCTGTACCTAGAAGTACTATGAAGCTTAAATTTAAAACAGAGTTAAGAGATGATTATAAACAAGAAATGGTCAATGCCGAACAGCGAGACATTCAGCATAAAACCGATAAGGGAACTTATAGATAAATATCGAGAAGAGGGGATGGTTATAGTGGATCCATTCGCCAGAAACAGCGATATAGGGACGATCACCAACGATCTTGATCCTGATACTAGGGCTATGTATCATAAGGACGCCACGGACTTCCTGCGTGGTCTTAAGGATAATATAGCTGATATGGTACTATATGATCCACCATATTCCACGAGACAGGTATCCGAGTCATATAAAAAGCTTGGAGGTGCTGTTAATATGCAAACAACGCAATCTAGTTATTGGGCTATGCAGAAGAAGGAGATAGCTAGGATCACCAAGAAAGGAGGGGTAGTCATTACCTGCGCGTGGAACTCCGGCGGTATAGGGGCCGGGCTTGGCTTCGAGCAGCAGGAGATTCTTCTTGTGGCTCATGGGGGATGGCATAATGATACGATCGTTACGGTAGAGAGGAAGATGATGGATGGTATGCATGATAGTATCCCGATATTGATGGGAATAAAGAAATTGGATGATATGTCACCGAAAAAGCAAAAATCATGAAGGAACGGATTTTTACCACAAAAGAACAGGGGAGAGTGCTGATTGAGGCCGGCCTCCCTATCTCCACCGCCATCGGCTTCAGAGACAAGTACCTTGACTCATTGCATTCTATGGAGGATGACGCTGGTCGTATAGGACTGATCGAGGCCGTTACCCCGGATATATCCAACCCTGTTTGGGATGTAGGGACGTTACTGAATTTGCTCCCATATGAGATAGAGGGTTGTACATTAGAATGTTATAAGCTAAAACATGCATGGTCTGTAGCGTATAGAGATATAGACGAGATCCCTATATGTTGGAGTAGCGAGAGACTTCTTATAGATACATTATTTTCACTGATAACAACATTATTAAAAAATGGATTATATGAGTATAAAACAAACAGCAAGAATAAGGTACAAAACGGAGGATAATCCTCCTATGGAAGGTGTTCCTCTTATAGGATACAGCAAAAAATATGACTGTTGGGTAGCGTTAGTATACAGAAAAGGGGATAACTATTACACCAATATGGAGTGCGATGTTGAATATAAGACATCTCCTCCAGATGAATACGAATACGTATATCCGTGAGAACTAGAAGGGATATATTTATATTTAAGCATGATTAATATTATTTTAATATTATTCATGCTTTTATTTTTGTTTAAATCCTATCTTTGTATCAGTATTAAAAACCAGATTGTTATGAACAAATTGATCTTGAACGATATCCAAGACCTGTGGAGGTGGAGGGAGAAGATAAACATTGATGACTTCAAAGAGGATCCTATGGCTGAGGATATGCCATTATATTTCCCGTGCGCCGTCGTATGGCATGTGGATTATGGTGAGCATGACGCTGATAATTATGTATGTTATGGATTTGTTTATGTAGCAGAAATATTAGGGATATGAGTGTTAAGAGACAGATATTTATTAATAACAAAGGCATTGATGGGGAGATAGCTAATAATATGACATTTGATTTCGATTTCAATGTTGACAAGAATATTCTTGAAAAAATAAAAGCAAAGAAGGAGAGCAATAAACTAAATACAAAAGATTGGGCGCTGTTCTCGCTTATGGTTTTGTTTATTTTTGCGATGGGAGTTGTAAGTGGATGGTTGGCGTTTAATTGTTTAAATCATGGATAATTTAAAAGACATACAAAATATAACCGGTCTTACGTCAGAAGCTATATTCAATATACGTAAACCTGTTGATTATATGTGTAGTGATATAGACAGTCATATAAAAGATATCGAGACACAATGTGATTATATTATGGATGGGGATGAGGAAGATGTTATATACTATTCAAAATCAATTAAATCAGACGTAGATTCTTATTTCGAGGATATACGGTCAAAGGTCGAGAATCTCCGTGATTGGGGAGAGCAGTGGAAAGTATTGGCTAAAGACCTGTTTAATAAGCTGCTGGAAATAGATAGCGATAATACTATAGACAGCTATTTGTCTTATAAGGCATTGAATAAAATCAGGGAACATTTAAAATAAAATTATAAACATGAATAAAAGAAAAATCAAAAAAAAGGACTCCATTTAAATAATAAAGAATTTCAAACCTTATTTC